ACACCTTTTCAAATCAATGTTGACAGTATCAACATTAAGCAAAAAAGTGCACACCAAGCAAACGAGCTGCTATATCTTGGTGTGTTGTATAGCCGCTTGTTCGGTACGAGTGGCTTTACGGTAACTCGTAAAAATTAAGCCCGCAGAGGATAACACACCAATCCGAAGCGGGCTTTATCTTTTTTGAGGTGTGCTATGACAAAAAACAATTCCTACCAATTGCAGCTCGTAAAAGCGTTCAGAGCTGGCGAAATCTCACGACAACAATTTATTAAGCAATTTTCAGACTGGCAGAAAACAAACGGTATGAACTTTGACTGCAAGGGTACCGCGGACAAAAACGGCACTTTTGTTACTTACCGCGGCGTTACTGCAAAAATCGAAAACGGCGTTTTGTGCTGGAAGCAGAACAAGGCCGCAAATCTTTTCACATTCCAGCGACAAGTAGACTACGCGATCAACGCAGAATTACAGAGCTTTACAAACGCCTGCTATTACTCGGGCAAGGCATACGACGCAAGCCGCGCGAACGACCACGAAGCACGCGCAGGCTTTCAGCAGAAACAGAACTTTTTTATTAAGCAGGCGGAAAAATGGGCGGCACTATGGAACTAAAGGACATACCCGAAAGCGCGGTAGTGCAGCAGGTAAAAACAGTTATTAAAGCAACGGGCTTGAAGTTGCAGCGAATAAATACGGGCTGCTTTCAAATTGGCGAGGGACAGCACAGGCGATTTATAAAAACCGCGGAAGCTGGCACCTGCGATTTTGAGGGCTACGACAACCACGGGCGATTTTTAGCGGTTGAATGTAAGCGGCCAGTGGGCGGGCGTTTAAGCCCTGCACAGGAAGCGCGAATAAACGACATAAACCACAAGGGCGGCGTTGCCTTTGTAGTTCATAGCGGGGAAGAGTTCCTGCAAAAACTTAAAGAAAGACATTGCATTTAAAAGGGGGTACGACAATGTTTGAAAACGAAGAAGTAGAAATCGAGAAAGTGCCAACACCACAGGCATTTTTATTGCTGGTTAAGCAGCTGAACAGCGTAGCTTACGAAAAAGAAGCTGTTTTGCAGTGCGAAGAAAGCGGCACGAAAATTGCAAACTTGCAGGGTTTTTTAGCTGGCGTTCGTAACTACAAAAAGGTTATGCGTGACAACGGCTACGAGTTTGACATCAAGTACGACGGCACAACAGAAAGAGCTTGCCTGTATTTCGACGACGACGGTTGCGTTTTGGATTTAAACGAGCTGCGCGTCACATTGAACGATATTACAGAGTTTACAGAAACAAGAACATACGAAAAGTTCAAAGAAAAATGGCAGTCAAGCGTAGATACAAAAAAGGACTGGCTTTTCTACACCAGCGAAAAGAGCCGCGATTTACATTTCGTTAAGGGCTGGTATGAAGCTATGAAAATGATTGACGACTTTATCGAGAGATTGCAGCAGGGACTTGAAGCCGCAGAAAAAGAAGCGGCAAACAGCCTGCCTTTTGAAGAAATCGGGCAATAAGGGGAACACGCGCAGGGGGCGCTTAAAGGCGGGTTCAAATCCCGCGTGTTTCAAGAGGTAAACAGCTGGCCAGCGTTCGACCTTAATAATTTTTACGAGGTGCGAAAAATGAAAAATGCTATTTTGAAAATCTGCGAAAAGTTGCGCGGATATTCAGACGCAGAGCCGTACTTTGAAGTTACGGAGATCAAGCAGAACGACAACGGGACTTTTACAGTTACTTGTAAAGTCGTAGACCCAGCAGCAGAAGAACAGGGGGCAAAGAATGAAAGTAACGAATAATTTACACCTGCCCGAAGCGTTCGTAAAAGCTGTAAGCGTTGAGCGCCACAATAAAGCTGGCAGCTATTCTGCAACAACCCTTAACAAGGGCACAAAAGAAGTAATATTGCAAGAGCGCCACTGGGACGAGTTCAGCGTAGACGCTGCCGACCAAGTATGGGCGACTTTTGGAACTGCGGTTCATGCAATCATGGAAAAATACGAGGACGGCAATTTTCACGAAGAAACTTTCGACATTGCCGTATCAAATAGCCGTGTAACTGGAACAGTCGACAGCTACGACATGGAACACGGCGTAATAAACGACTGGAAAACCGCAAGCGTTTACAAAGTAATGCACGGCGACTTTTCAGACTGGTACAAGCAGGGCATGACCTACGCATGGCTTTTGAAACAGAACGGGCTTGACGTTCGCTGCTGCCGTTTTATTGCGTTACTTAAAGACCACAGCAAGAGCAAGGCCAAGACAGACGCAAGCTACCCGCAAAGCCCAGTATTTACATACGAGTTTGACGTAACGCCCGAGGAATTGCAGCAGACGGGCGAAAGAATCATAGCAAAAATTAAAGACATCGAAGCCGCCGAGCTTTTGAGCGACGACGAAATAGCACCATGCACAGCCGAGGAACGCTGGGCAGACAGTGACAAGTACGCCGTAATGAAAAACGGCAGAAAAACAGCGGTGCGCGTTTTCGACCAGCTTGTAGACGCGGAAGCCTGCGCGGGTGCTTTGGGCAATTCCCACTACGTCGAGCACCGCCCCGCAGTGTCGAGAAAGTGCGGCGATTATTGCTTGTGTAAAGATTTTTGCAGCTTTTACAAAAAAGAACAGGAGAACAAATAAAAATGACTGACTTAAACCATGTAATCGAAATTGGCCGACTTACCCGCGATATTGGCGAGCGTGATTTTGGCTACACAACAGGCGGAACAGCACGCCTTAACTTGAGTATTGCTGTAAACCGCAGCGTAAAGAAAAACGGCGCATGGACTGACAGCGTAAGCTATTTTGACGTGACCGTTTGGGGAAAGCCTGCGGAAAACATCAAGCCGTATCTGCACAAGGGCAAGCAGATTGCCGTTGACGGTTTTCTTGATCAGCAGCGCTGGGAAAAAGACGGGCAGAAGTTTTCAAAGGTTGTTATCGTTGCAAACACCGTGCAGCTTTTGGGCGGCAACGAAAACAACGCAGCACCACAGGAACCAGCGGGCGACTATGCGCCAGCAAGCAGCGGGGACGACTTCCCCGAGGATTTACCGTTTTAATGGGGGTACGGCATGAAACAGGACGAAGCAATTAAAATCTATGAATCATTATCACGCCCGCCAAAAGACGCGTTAAGGCAGATAGAAGCGGGGAAGCTCAAGGGCAAAACAGATATAAACCCGCAGTGGCGCTACAAGGCCATGACGGAAAAGTTCGGGCTTGTCGGCTGCGGCTGGAAGTACGAAGTACAAAAGTTATGGACTGAACAGGGCGCAGGAAGTGAAAAGCTCGCGTTTGCGCAGGTTGCCGTTTTCGTAAAGGACGGCGACAAATGGAGCGAGCCTATTGTCGGAATCGGTGGCAGCCGCCTTGTTCAGCTTGAAAAAGGCGCAGCCGTAAGCAATGACGAGGGCTACAAAATGGCCGTTACTGACGCTTTCAGCACTGCGCTAAAAATGCTCGGAGTAGCTGCGGATATTTACGCGGGACGCTGGGACGGCAGCAAATACAAAGAATCACTGCCGCCGCAGGTTGAAGCCGTAAAGCAGGCTTTTAAGGGCGAAGTAGTACAGCCAAAAAAGCAGCCTGCAAAACTTGCTTTTGAACCAAAGGGCGGCGAAACAACACCCGAGGAACGCAAGGAAATTGCAGCGCTTTTGAACAGCAAGTACACAAACAGCCAGCCGATTTTCACAAAAGACGAAATGAAGCATTACAGCGATATGCGCAAGGACTACACAGCCCGCGAAGTAATCGACGCTATCAAAGCAGAATTGCAAAAGCGCGTATCACCTGCACCACAGGAACCAGCGCAGCAGAGCTTTGACGAAATGCAGCCCGTAGAACAGAGCGAAAACGGCTTTGACATTTTTTAAGGTGGCGGCGGTATGGTGCAGTATGTGCTTAAACGTGTAGATATTGCGGGGCGCATAGCCTTTGAACCGCCAGCAGACAGCGGAGCGCAGGAAGCTATAAAACGCGAGCTGCGCAAATGCAGGGACAAGCACCACGACTACGTATTGCTTACCCTGCAACCGCCGAAGCGGCCACGGACGACGGGCGCGTTTTCGCAAAATCACCACTTGAACGGCCATATAATGCAGATCTGCAACGAAACAAGCAACAGCTACGACGCTATTAAATACTGCGTAAAAATGCTTGCCGTTGAAGAAATGGGCTACCCTTACGAACTTATCGACGGGCACGTATGGCCGAAAGAGGAAAAAGAGTGCAGTACAGACGAGTGCGCCTTACTGATTGAAGCCGCGCACGTATGGGCTGCACATCACGGAATTATATTGCAGGAGTAGCGGAAATGGAAATCGAAAAAATTATAAACGGTTTGAAAACCGCAAAAGACAAAATCGAAAAAGAAATAAACTTTTTACAATCCGTAGATATTACCAGCGGCGCGGAATGTTGCGAGTTATACATCAAAGAAAACGGGCTTGAATATATCGCCGACGAAATCCGAGAGGCGTATCACGCGGGCTTTATAAAGGCATACCGCCAAAGGTTTGAAAAATGACCGAAGCAGAAAAAGAGCAACGACGCTACGCGCTGGCAATATCGGGCGGTGTTTGTGAAGTGTGCGGGCGGCCTTTACGCGACGGCCAACCACAGGGGGCGCACAGAATCGGCAACACGATTGCAAACCGCGCCAAGTACGGCGATTTTGTAATAGACCACCGTTTTAATATCGGCATGACGTGCAGCTTAAAATGTAACGCCGAGCTGGATATAAGCGGGGACACGGGAAAAGTAATAAAGTTGTGCTGCAAGATTTACGCGGCAGAAAGTAAAAAATACGGGGTGGAAAAGTGAGAGAATCTTTTGTATTTCACGCGGAATATATAGCCGACTTGCCCGACGACTACAAAGCCGACTTTGCAATGTACGCTATAAATTACGCGCTGAATGACGAACAGCCGCCGCTTATGCAGGGGACGCTTGAATATAGCTTATGGGCAAAAATTGAGCGGCGTATAGATCAAGAGCGGGAAAAGTACGAGCGCGTAAAAGAAAAACGCGCCGCAGCTGGAAGAAAGCACACGGGGAACCAGTACAACGCCCCGAAAGCTGAAAGCCCGCAGGTTCCCGAAAAGGAAACACCCGCAGAAGTTCCCGCAGAGGGAACCGAAACGGCAAAGCCTGCGGAAAAAGCCGAAAAGCCGAAAGCGCCGCAGTTCGTAAAGCCTACGGTTGAGGAAATCGACGGGTATTGCAAGGAACGGCGGAACGGACTAGACGCGCAGCAGTTCTTTGATTTTTACGAATCCAAAGGCTGGAAAGTGGGCGCGGTGAAAATGAAAGACTGGCGGGCTTGCGTGAGGACGTGGGAAAAGCGGCACGCTGACGAACGGCACAAAGCGGGCGGAATGTGGGGAAACGAAAACGAAGTACCCGAGGACATTATAAACAGCATTTAAGGCAAAAAGTATAGGGGTGCGGAGATATGGACGAGATTAAATCAATACAGGACGTTTTCAACATCGACTTGTCAAAATATGGCTTGCGTGATGAAGAAGTCGAAGAAATGGAGCGAAAGCAGGCAGAAGCCGAAAAGCTGGCGCGGTATAAAAAGACAGTTCCCGAGCGATACTGGAAAGAATCGTTTGAAACTTACGGGGCAGAAACGGACGAACAGAAAAACGCGCTTGAGCAGTCGCGCCGTTTCTTGGAAGCCGTAAAGTGTGGGAAATTCTGCACTTTAATTATGCTGGGCACAGTCGGCACGGGAAAAACACACCTTGCCTGCGGAATTGTTCGCGAGTACGGCGGGCTTTATAGGCTTGCCCCGAACATCGTTGAAGAAATCAGACGGGCAAAGAGCTTCACGGCCAAAGAAACAGAAGCCGACCTGCTGGAAAACTACGGGCGGGCAAAGCTGCTTGTTATTGACGAAATCGGGCGCGGAGTAGCGGGAACTGACGAGCAGTATATGCTTTATCAGATCATAAACGAACGCTACAACCGCCGAAAGCCTACGGTTTTAATCTCAAACCAAACAAAACGCGACTTCTTAAATTATATCGGAATTGCCGCCGCCGACCGCTTAACCGAGAGCGCGAAAACGGTTGAGTTCAAAGGCCAAAGCTACCGCGCAACATTGCGCAGAAACGCCGCCCAGTAATGGAACCCGTACAGCTGGAGTTTGATTTTGAGTTTGACGAGTTACCACCGACAAGGCCGCTGCCCTACTATCCCGCGCCGAAAAACGACAATGAAAAGCTGCTGAACTGGCAGTATGAATACAGGATAAAGGGCGACGAAAAGGCGTTAAACAAAATGTATCGGCTGGGCGAAATTATCGCGCTGCGGTATATAAACACGGTTGCGAAGAAAAACAAGGCCGTGGCAAAGCTGGCGCAGTGCGACAAGGAAGAAAAGGCGCACAACGCCATAACATACATAATAGCCCGCTATTTGCGGGTAAAGGATTTTGCAATAACAGAGAGCTTTACAGGTTATTTGTTTCTGCGAATAAAACACGAATTATTTTACCAGCGCAAAGTTGACAAGATTGTGGACTTTGTAGACTGGGAGAGTTACCGAGGTGCACAATGAAAGAATGTAAGTGTAAAACGTGTGAATATATGTTTCAGTATTTCACACAAGGCGCACACCCAAAAAGAAAAGCCGTATGGTGTAGAGGGGACGAAGAATATATCGAAAAGTATTTTAACGAGCATAAAATCAATAAGGCAAAAGGTTTTATCGGATTTTATAACGTATATAAAAAGGATTTTGCAGTAACGAAAACGCCGAAATGGTGCCCGTTAAACGCAATAAAGCACGAGGGGGGCAAGATTGACAAGGCTTGAAAAGAAAGCGCGTGAAAGTTCGATAAAAGCGTGCAGAGAAACAAAGCTGAAACTTTCACAACCGAGTTACGAAATGGGATATATACGAGGGGCGCGGGAAAATCAACCCAACATCGAAGAAATGTTAAAACGCTTGCAAAAGGCGGGAATCATTATCAACTTGTGCGGCTGGCATGATCTACGCAAAGACCCCGACGACCTGCCGCAAGACGTGCAGCTGAACCAGTTTGAAAGCTATAACCCGCTTGTTTTGATATTTTTCTATCGCTACGACGACCACGGGAAAGCGGCCAAAGTTTACGCGCTTGACCGTTGGAGCGGGGAACCGTTCAACAAGTGGGAAACGTTCTACAAGGACGACGTTATAGCATGGCGTGAGCTGCCGAAGTTCGAGGGATAAAATGAGCTGCCCAAGATATTGTTTTGTATTTACATACGAGTATTTAAGCGGCAGTTTGAATCTATACCCGACGAGCTTTATTTCATAAAAACGATTGACCGAAAAGACAATCGCTATTGTGCATACGAAAAAGGCTACGAACCCGAAACGCGGGTATTTTCAGCATAAAGTTATATTTTACGTGGGGAATGTATGAAAGACTGGAACGGAAACAGCAAAGCGGTATATGTAACAAACGGCGACAGCAGCCACAGCACACGCGAACGGGAAACACGCGACTATTACGCAACAGACCCGCGAGCCGTAGAAGCATTATTAAAGCGGGAAAAGTTCAACCGCTATATTTTAGAGCCAGCCTGCGGGGGGGGGCATATTTCAGAAGTATTAAAAGCGCATGACTACGAAGTAACTTGCGCCGACATCATAGAACGCGACTACGACGGGCAAGAATACACCGCCGACTTTTTACGCGATAACTTGGTATGGTGCGGCGACATCATCACGAACCCGCCTTATAAATACGCTGCGGAGTTTGTAGAGCACAGCTTAAATGTGATAACAAGCGGCCACAAGGTAGCAATGTTTTTGAAGCTCACATTTTTAGAGGGAGAAAAACGGCGCGAATTATTCCAGCAGAACCCACCTACCCGCATATACGTTTTTACAAAGCGGATAAACTGCGCATTAAACGGTGAAGAAAAGTTTTTTAATGCAAGCAGTGCTGTTTGTTATGCGTGGTTTGTATGGGAAAAAGGCAGCAAAACAAAGCCCGTTATTGACTGGATATAAAAACGGAATAATTAAAAAACGGGCAAAAATGACTATATTTGCGTAGAAAATAGGCGTTTTTTATACGCTTTTTATACTAGGCGAAACAATGGCAGGACGACCACGAAAAGACGACATAAACACACAGCAGCTCATTATTAACCTTGCAAAAGCAGGCATGACAAACACGGCTATTGCAGAAATTACGGGGCTTACTCGCGACACAATACAGAAATGGCTAGCAACTACAGAGCTTGGGCAGACAGTAAAGACAGTGCGCCAAGCGTCGGCAATGCTGGAAGCGCAGCAAAAGCACGCCCTTAATAAATCGGCGCTTATGGCTGCAAAGAAACTGCTTAAAAAACGCAAGATTGAGGAAACAGAAGAACGGCGCGACGCAGAGGGTAAAATCATTTACACGCAAAAGCGCATACGTGAAGCCGAGCCAAACGCAAGTATGGTGCAGTTTGTGCTTAAATGTACAGACCCGCAGAACTGGAACGAGCAGCAGATAGCAGAACAGCAGGCAGCAGCCGACGCAGAACGCGACGACAACGAAATAAGGATTGTTATTGATGACGATACACAGCAGTAATATTTTTGCAAAAGTCTATAACAAGTATTTCCGCATGATACTCAAGCACGAAAAGGAGCGCTACACGTTTACAGGTGGCCGCGCTTCCACAAAGTCGTCGTTTATCAGTATTGTTATTGTCGTTTTAATAACCATGTTTCCAAAGCTCAACGCGCTTGTGGTGCGCAAGACCGCAAAGACATTGCGCCGCAGCGTGTTTGAACAAATCGTATGGGCAATAGACAAGCTACACCTGCGCTATACCAAAGAGCGCAAAACGGGCTTTAAAATACCGAAAAGCGAAGTGTCGGCGCTGCCTATTACATACATACGCAAGGACGGCACAAAGCAGCAGATTATATTTGCAGGGTGCGACGACCCCGAAAAGATAAAGTCTATTAAAGTGTCGCAGGGTTATTTTGGTATATTGTGGGTAGAGGAAAAGACCGAGTTTACACCCGCAGACCTGCAAAACGTGCGTATTTCAGCATTACGCGGCGGCGATACGTTCTACATCTTTGAGAGCTACAACCCGCCAAGCGCTGCGCGTCACTGGTGCAACCGTGAAGCTGCAACCTACGACCCGAACCGCGTTGTAATTCATACTACATACTTGGATATACCGCCCGAGTGGCTGGGCGCGGCTATTCTGCACGACATAGAGCAGACAAAGGCCACAAACAAGCGGGCGTATGAAAATATCTACCTCGGACTTGCTACAGGTACGGGACAAAACATTTTTGAAAACGTGGAACTGCGGGAAATTACCGACGAAGAAATAGCAGCCTTTGATTATGTTTATAACGGCATTGACTGGGGCTACTATCCCGACCCGTTCGCGTGGGGGCGCATGAGCTACGACGCAGCACACGCAATACTTTATATTTACGACGAGCTTTATTTATACAAACATGGAAATATACAGGCAAGTAATGCGCTGCGGGAATACCTAGAAGCGCAATGCTTGGACGAAAACGGAAAGCCGCGTTTTAACGTTATGGACGACCGCATAGAAGCCGACAGCGCAGAAAGCAAAAGTGTAAACGACTTCCACGCGTGGGGCTGGAACATACGCGGAGCAATAAAGGGGGCTGGTAGCTTGGAAGCAGGTTTTAAATGGTTGCAAGGATTATGCAAGATTGTAATAGATCCGAAACGCTGCCCGAAAATGGCAGACGAGTTCACGCTATACGAGCACGAAATCGACAAAAAAACGGGCGAGATTATGAGCGGCTACCCACAAGGACAACCCGACCACGGAATGGCGCTGACACGTTACGCGACAGAGCCAATATGGCGACACGCTGGCGAGTAAATGACTATATAGGCAGAGGAATATAATGTTTGAACGAATAAGGGGCTTTTTTATGAATATCTTAGGAATGTTTCACAACTATTCAGTAAAAGAAATTACAGGAATAGACGTAAACCTATCAAGTGAAATGTATAACTCGATTGAGTTATGGGCTAACATGATGAGCGGCGCGGCACCGTGGAACGACAAAGCCCCGCCTTGTGGCGTACTGGAACAGATTGCGGGGCGGCTTGATATGCTCGTATCGCGAGAAATCGGGCTAGAAGTAAATAACAAAGCCATTGCGCCAGTTATGGAGCATATAAACAAGAACGTTGACAAGATTGTAGACTACATCGCACTGCTTGGCGGTTGTGTTGTTCGCCCTATTTACAGTAACGGCAAGCTACAATATGAAACGCTGCCGCTTGGCAATTACTTGCCTATTTCGTACGACTTTGACGGCACGCTTACAGGTGCGCTTATTCTTAAACAGATACAGCGCGGCGGCAAAAAATGGCTTTTAACCGAAGAACATAAATACGAAAATAAAGCGCACACAGTAACTTGCACGCTTTACAGGAACGACCACAACGAGCTTAGAAAAGTAAGCCTTGAGGACTGCTCGCAGACAGCAGATATTACACCGACTTATACGTGGCAAAATGTAAAGCAGCCTATGCTTATAGAGTTCAGAAACCACGCGGTAAACAAGATTGACGGCTCAAACGTTCCAGTAGCAATTATTGCAGGCGCCGAGGATTTAATCAAAGACGCTGACGAACAGTTTGAGCGCATGAACTGGGAGCAAAAAGGCGGTGAAATGCGCGTATTTGCTGACCGTGATATGTTCGCACAGCGTAAGAAACGCGACGGAACAACCGAGGGCGTCAAAATGACACCCGACTTAAACCGCTTGCTTGTGCAGGTTGAGGGCGACGGCGGCGCAGAGGGTAAGAAAATCACCGAGCACGCGCCGACATTACGCACAGCGCAGCAAAACGAAATGTTGCAGCAGATTTTCCGCCGTATCGAATTAACTTGCAATTTAGGCAAGGGCACTATTTCAGATATGGAAAGCCAAATACAGACCGCGACACAGTACAACGGCGGCAGGCAAGAGCTTTATGCAATCGTTGACAAAATCGAGGACGAAATCGAGGTTAAATATCAGCAGTGCGCCGACGTACTGGCACACATGGCCGCAGCTTTCAAGCTCGGTGCAAACGACGCGAAAATAACAATCACGTGGAACGACGACCAAACACGCAAAGACATTACAGCTGCTAAGCAAATGGCAATACAGGAGATCACAACGGGCGTAAAAAATAAATGGGAATACCGCCGCGACTTCTACGGAGAGGACGAAGCAACCGCAAAGGCAAACACACCCGAGGACATACCACCCGCAGACCCTTTTAATTTTGGAGCATAAACAATGGCAAGACATAACAAGCAGAAAAAAGAAATTACAAAGAACGACCGCGCAATTATGGACGGGCTGCGCTATGCGCTCAATCATTACCCACTACACCGCCGTATAGTTTTTGCATGGCGTTTATTGCGGGGCAAGTTCTAGCGTATGCTTTCCCCTCGCTACTTGGACGGCATGGCCGACGAATTAACAGAGATTTACTCACAGCTTGAAAGCGAGATATTGCAGGACATGGCGCGGCGCATTGCTCGGCTCGGTAAAGTAACCGACGCTACAAAGTGGCAAGCGCAAATGCTTGTAGAAGCTGGCGCAATGAAGCGCAATATTAACCGCATACTTAAAAAATACGACAAGACAATAGCGCAGCAGGTAAAAGACACTGTAACGGCTGCACTGGAAGCAAGCACAAAGAACGATAACAAGATTTTCAAAGAAGCCACAGGGCGCACCGTTTCAGCACCGAACGCGCAGCAAATGCTTTCCACAATTCAGAAGTGCCACAGCGATTTATCACGCCTTACGCTCACGACCGCGGCCACAACTCAAACGCAGTTTGTGCAGCAGGCAAACCGCGTTTATATGAACGTGCAAAGCGGCGCGTTTGATTATGATACAGCCATGAAAAGCGCAGCCGACGAGCTGGCAAAGCGCGGAATAACCGCCGTACAGTATGAAAATGGCCGCCCCGTAACCCGCACGATTGAAAGCGCCGTGCGCATGAACATTTTAACCAGCGTGAACCAAACGGCAGCAAATCAGACTTTGAACAACTGCGAAGAATTAGACTGCGACCTAGTGGAAACATCGGCGCACATCGGAGCACGCCCCGAACATGAGGACTGGCAAGGGCAGATTTTCAGCAGAAGCGGGAACAATAAAAAATACCGCCCGTTTTCCGTTTGCGAACTTGGCAGCGTTACGGGAATCTGCGGCATAAACTGCAAACACTCTTTTTACCCTTACTTTGAGGAAATGGAAAACCACTACACCGAAAAAGAGCTGGACGAAATGGCCGACGAAAAGGTTGTTTATACCGACGACGACGGCAACGAGCACACATTAACACGCTACGAGGGCGAACAGAAGCTGCGGGGCATTGAGCGCAATATAAGACACTGGAAGCGGCAGGCATTGACCGAGGAAGCGGCGGGCGTGGATAACACAAGGGCACGCCAAAAGCTCGGGGAATGGCAGGCAGCAGCACGGGACTTCACAGACCAAACAGGAATTGCACGCGACAGCGCCCGCGAATACGTGGGAACGACCACAGGGAAGCAGCCGCGAGCGTTACCACCAGCAAAGGCAACACCCGCACAGACAGCAGGAACCGCGCCGACACCCGCGCCAGCTGCAACACCTGCGGGAACTTTGGGAAAAGCTACGACGATAGAAGCGGCAAAGCAAGAGCTTTCAAACTTTTCAAACTCGGTATATATTCCAAAAGATACAAACATTACAAGTGTAAACGCCGTTTCCCGAGAGCTGGAAGCGCTGCAAAAGAGTTACGCAACAAATAAACTTGACGATATAACCTTTAGCGGCAGATTAAGCGCAAGGACAGGCGCAAGCGCGAACTATCACACTTTGACCATAAATAAAAAGGTTGAGCAGTTCGGGGCAATCGTTTTGCAGCCTAAAGAATGGCACGCACAAATGAGTGCAACCGTGCAGCTGCTCACGGCCAAAAAGGACGAAATCACCGCAAAGATAGCAAGCGCTGCGGATCCAATGACCGCCAAATGGTACAAAAGCAGATTGCGGGACATAAACAAAGACTTAAACCGCTACACTGAATATTTGAAATACACCCGCGGAAACGTTTGTTATAAGGGGCTGGAAGTCGAAAGCGTTGTAGCGCACGAATACGGCCATATTATCGCCGACCAAAAAGCGGGACAGATAAACGGCTACTATGCAAACAGAAACTATGCGCCAAGAACAGGCAACCCGCTTTATGAAAAATGCAGGCTGATTGACGACGTATACAACAAGGCAAAGCAAAACGGGGATATATTCAGCATATCGCACTATGCAGCCGATAATAGCTATGAGTTTTTCGCCGAAACGTTCGCAATTTATGCAATGAAGCAAGAAACCTTGCCGCAGTACATTATTGATATGATTTTAGAGGTTATAAAATGACATACGAAACACTGGAAACCGAAGTAAAAGCAATCATTGAGGACGCACAGGAACAAATTAAAGCCGAGGAAAACGGCGCAAAAACTGCGAACTTTCAGCAGCTTAAAAAGCGCCTTGCTGCTGCGGAAAAGCTGCAAAAGGACGTTGCCGAGGGTAAACAATACGGCATGAGCGCGGATTTTTTCAAGTTCGATTTATCGCAGCTTAAAGACCCGATTTATTAGCCCCTTAAAGCCCGCTAGAACGCCGTACACGCGCTTTATAGGGTGCGGACGATAAAAGACACGACCGCGCCCGAATCGACGCGCTACACGCAATATTAAGCCCTGCACACGTTGCGGGGCGTTTTTTTTAAATTAGGGGAAATTTTCCCTTATTTTCTGCTATTTTCCCCTATTGCCCGAATGACTATAAAAGCAGAGGGCAAACAATGACAATCTACAAACGATTTTTAACACCTAACGCATGGAGCAGACCACAAAGCAAAATAAAAGAGTTCCGCGCAATCGTTATGCACTGGACGGCAAACCCAGCAGCAAACGCCGAGCAGAACTGGCTTTATTTTGAATCGAAAAAAACGGGCATGAGTTCGTATGGTTCGGCGCATTACATCATCGGGCAAAAGGGAGATATTATACAGTGCATACCCGACGAAGAAGTGGCCTACCACTGCGGCAGCTCGCAGAAAGACCCCGAAAGCGGGCAGATTTACACAAACTACGCGCGTAAGAAGTTCGGACACTACGCCGTACATTATCAAGTATCAAGCCCGAACTATTGCACGCTCGGCATTGAGCTTTGCCCGACAGACAACGCGGGCAACTTCACAGAACAGACAATAAAAGCAGCTGCGGAGCTTTGCGCGTATCTTTGCAAGCGCCACAACCTTACACCGCAGGACATCACAACACACCACGATATAGTCGGCTGGAAAGACTGCCCGCGCTTATGGACTAAACGCCCCGAACTTTTGGAAGCGTTCAGATTAAGCGTTGAGGACGAAATCGCAAGAGCTGGGGGCGCAGAATGTGGGAAGCAATAAGCAAGGTATTAACCAGCGCAAACGCTCGCGAAATACTCTTTTTCTTGGCCGTGGTGCTTGTGGCCGTTATCGTGCTTGTAAAAACGGGCGCGGTAAATATCCGCACTAAACACGTGCGAATCGGCAAGGCAGAAGCCGAACGCGAAGTAATACGCCGACAAGTTGAAGCTGCACACGACTTTATTATGAGCATAGAGGGAAAAATCAAGGCGGACACTTCCCAGTATAACGGCTATTTCACTAAATACATTCTTGAACGTGTCTACGATAAGACTATCGAATGGATCATGTTCAATCACATTACAAACAGCACGCTTTACGTGCAGGACAAACAGGACACAATCTGCAACTTGATTTATACGTTTGACGTGGCCGAGGACTTCAAAACACCCGAGTTCAAAAAACGTATGTGTAACTGGGTTGCGGAGCTTATAGACCGCTTAATTAAAACGCGGGAAATCTACAGCAAACAGGGAGAATAAAAAACATGGAAGAAGAAAAGACAGGGAAAAAACACAGCAAGCTAACATCGGCTAAATTGTGGGTGACAATATGGGCAATCGGCCTTGTGTCTTTTATCGTAATCGCAAACCGCACGGAGTTTTTGAACATTGCGCAGCCGCTTTGTTTTGTTCCGCTTGGTTACTTGGGCGTGAACGTATGGCAGAAAAAGATTTACGAGGATAGCGCAAAGTGAAATACACCTGCAAAGTGTGCCAGCAACAATATTTTATATGGCGCATGAAAACAAACGACATCTGCATAGATTGTTTTAGGCGAAAGCTAGGGGGCAAAAGGTGAATATAGCAGCATGGATAATTACGGGGCTTGCAGTCGCATTTATGGCGGTTGTAGCTATTGGCAGCGCTTATTTGAACGCCGAACGGAAACGCTATGAAAAGCACATAGCAGACTTAAAAAAAGAGGGGGCAGAAAATGCACAGAACGCAGCGGACGCAATCACAGAAGCGGACAAGATTAAAGAAAATGCAAACACTGGCAATCATACTGACGATATGCACACTATGGCTGACCAACTGCACAACTACGCGAACGGTAGACAGTAACCCCGCCCCGCAATACTACCCGCCCGACCCTTACGACAAAAACGGGGTGCTTGTGTGGGTAGAAATCAAAGACGGGGAAACGTTCACGGCCACAGAGGACGGCATATATTTGCCGTGGTGGTATTGGCAGAAAGTCTATAACTACATCGTGAACACACAGGAAGCGCAGAACGCAAAACAGAAATGACTATATAGGCAGGAGGATTTAGACCTATGAAAAAATGGGGAATTATCGGCGCTTTGCTTTTTGCGGGCGCAGTAGTGTTCGGTTATTTTTGCAACTTTCCAGCTGCAACAATTATCGAAATCGCAGTAGCAGCGTTCGGCCTTACTGCCGTTGTAATCGCTGCTATTAAGGGCGCAAAAGAAAAGCAGATTGCAGTATGGAAAACTATTGTAATCGTCGTTCTTGCGTCGGTGGGTGGCGTAATCTGCTGTATTGGTGGACTTGCGCAGAATATCTTTGCAGAAATCAGCGGCGCGATGCTTGCACTCTTGGCCGTAATTTTTGGAATGATTTATAACAAAAAATAACGGGTTTTACCCTTGCGGCGGCAGTACATCGCACCTCGTATTTGCCGCCGTTTCTTTTGTATGCAACGTCAAAACAAAAATGACTATGTATATAGCGTGAACGGCGCGTAATCCGTTCTAATCCTTTGGCGGGCACGCCGTAAAAAATGCGTAGGGAGATACACAAATGAAACGTGATTTTTTAGAGGGCTTGGGACTTGAAGCCGAAGTAATCGACAAGATTATGAAAGAAAACGGTAAAGACATCGAAAGCGCAAAAGCAAAGTTCGCCGATTATGACGACCTTAAAAAGCAGCTTGAAACTGCAACCGCAACGCTTGAGAAGTTCAAGGACTACGACCAAACAAAGGCAGATGTTGAAAAATACAAAGCCGAGCTGAAAAAATCGCAGGAAGAAAGCGCGGCAAAAATCGCCGCTATGGAACGTTCGGCAAAAGTCGGGGATTTTTTGAGCGATAAGAAGTTTGTAAACAGCATTACTCACGACGCTGTAAAAAAACAGCTCGCAGATATGCTCACAGACGAAAAGAACGCAGGAAAAAGCCTTAAAGATCTTTTTGACGAAATCACAAAAGACAAAACGGACATCTTAAAGGACGACAACGCAGCAACCCCGCCAGTAGTTCCAGCTATGGGCGGAAGCAAGGGCGGAAAATCCGACGATGACGCACAGGCACGCGCAGTTATGGGCTTGCCACCAAAAAAAGATTAAACAGGAGTAAATAACTATGGCTAATCAGATTGCTAAGTTTAAGAAATATGTAGCACTTCTTGACGAAGTTTACATGAACGAATCAAAGACCGCCGTACTTGAAAGCGACGCAACACTCGCACAGGCTGGCGCAAACGCAAACGAAATTATCATTCCTAAGCTCGATATGGACGGCTTGGGAGATTATGACCGCAACAGCGGCTACGTATCGGGCGATGTTACAATGACAAACGAAACCGTGCAGTTTAACTACGACCGCGGTAGAAAGTTCAGCATTGATAACATGGATAACGAAGAAACAGCAGGCCTTGCTTTTGGTAAACTTGCCGCAGAGTTTATCCGCACAAAAGTTGCACCCGAACAGGACGCTTTCCGCTTTGCAAAATATGCAAACGAAGCAGGAACAAAGACAAAAGAAACCCTCGCCACTGGTGTAGAAGTTCTTACAGCTTTGCAGAGAGCAACCGCAGCTATGGACGACGACGAAGTACCAACAGAAAACCGTCACTTGTTCATTACATCGGCACTGCTTACAGCTGCGCAGAATGTAGACACAAACAAGAGCCGCGATATTTTGGGCGCTTTTGCAAGCATTACAAAAGTACCTACAGCCCGCTTTATGACACTTGTAGGATTGCTTGACGGTAAAACATCGGGCGAAACAAAGGGCGGTTTTGCAAAGGTTGCTACTAAGTACCAGCTTACAAGCGACGTTGCACTCGTAAGCGGCAAAACTTACTACACACGCAGCGGCTCGGGAACAAGCGGCTCGCCTTATGTTTATACTGCCGTAGCTTCACCCGATGTTAGCGACATTGCTACATACTACGAAGTTAAGACAGACGGAAGCCACACACTTAACTTTATCATTGCTGAAAAATCAGCAGTTATGCAGTTTACAAAACACCGCGTTGACAAGGCTATCCCACCCGAGGACAACCCCGACGCTGACGCATGGATTTTCAACTTCCGCGAGTACGGACTTGCAGACGTTTACGAAAACAAAACAGCTGGTATTTACGCCAGCTACAACGGCGCAGATCTTGCGCAGGAGTAACGCAGCATGAAAGTAGTAGGATATTCACAGCCGCAGCCAAAACCTACCGTTGCGCAGGAACAGGCAAAACAGAACAGCGGCAACAAGCCACAGGGCGGAAACAAGCCACAGGGTAATAAACCAAACGGCAACAAGCCACAGGGCGGAAACAAGCCACAGGGCGACGCCGCAAACGGTGACGCTGCCAGTGGCGACAAATAGCAGGGGGCGGCGGAATGTTTGAGAACGTAACATATAGCTTTTATACCGAAACTCTTGGCCGTTCCGCCGTTCCCAGTGAAGCGGATTTTAACCGATACGCCGACGACAATAAAATGTTTATGAAGCAGCTTATTGCCGACGGCATGGTAAAAGAGCGGGAAGAAAACGAGATAGACACAGCCGTTTGCAGAATGATTGAAATTGACTACACCACCGAGCAGGAAGCCAGCGGCGCGGCTGCTGAAAACGGCGGCAGCGTGGCAAGCGAGAGCATAAACGGCTACTCGTACAGCTACGACAAGACCGCACAGCAGGAAGCCGTAAAGCTGAACGCCAAAAGCTCGGCAGCAAAGAAAATCAATATCATAAAACTGTATAACGACTATAACGCGGGGGTTTGCTAATGGCGCGACCTATAGCAAAAAAGCTGCTGGTGCATACCTGCACGCTTAAAAAACCCGCAGGACTTGACCGCGACCGAAACCCGACTTTTTCGGAAACAGTGTTAAAGCGCGTGAGAATCGGCGCGACTTTTCAGACTGTACGGGGCAACGTGGGCGAAACCAAAGCCGACACAATGACGCTTGTAATTGACGCGGTTAATTCTGCGTATGAAACGACGAGCGGCGAACCTACGGCGCAGGTATTGCCAGCGGACAACGACGTTATTGTATGGGACGGCAAGAGCTTTACCGTGCGAAGCGTTACGCCTTGCTTTGCGCAGAGCGACACCCCGCACCACTGGGAGGTAACGCTTGAATAGTAACGGCGGAATTACATTTAAGGCGACCGCGAACTTTGACAGCGCAGCTGCAAAACGAAAGTTTAGCGGAGCTATTCATAAAGCGCAGATAAAACTTGACGCGCAGGTTTTGACGGACAGTAACTACTATTGCCCGCTCAAAACGGGAACATTGCAAAAGTCGGGAATTATAAACACCGTGTTAGGCAGCGGCCTTGTCGTATGGAAAACACCATACGCCCGCGCCCAGTATTACGGCGTAAACTTTGACAGAAGCAAAGACCCGAACCCGAACGCCTGCGCGAAATGGTTTGAAGCTGCAAAAGCTCGAAAAGTGAAGCAATGGGAGAAACTTGTAAATGATACAGTCAAAAATAGCTAGCGCGATCAGCGCATACGTTGAAGAAACGCTGCAACTGCCTTTTACAATCTATTGCGACCTTATCCCCGACGAAGCAGCCGACGGCGCTTGTGTTAGGCATGACCCGACCCCAGCAGCAGAAGAACGCTACAATGACGGCACCCGTCTTGTGGCTTGGAACTTCACTTTTTACACTCGCTGCAAAAATGCTGCGAACGCGAGGGAATACGGCAAACAGATAGTTGATACACTGGACGGCGCAACAGTATTGAGCGCTGAAAACATAAAGATAGAGTGCGAAGCAGTAACCCTGCCGCAGTATATCGACACCGACGCAAAAGGTTTTACGACCTACGCCGAAAGTGTTAAATGCACATTTTTAGAGGAGTAACAGACTATGGGCGATTTAGTTAAAAAGACCAAAATTGTACCGTTCTTGAATACTGGCACAAGTTCAACACCCGTTTGGACACAGATTAAAAAGTCAACATCGTTCGACTTGAACACAAACCCGCAGGTAAAGACTTTTGATTTTATCTCAAGCGAACAGCCCGAGGAAGAAATCGACAGCTACCAGCCGAACCTTGCGCAGGCTTTGACAATGTTCAAAGGCGAACCCGACTACCAGCATATTTTCGATATGCTTTACGAACTGCCTACAGGCGCAAACGCTCACCGTGACGTGCTTATCGTTTTCTATCAAGAAACCGCAGAGTACACACCCGAGGGCGAAACAGAAAGCGAAACTGTTTATAAGGCTTGGAAAATTGACAGCTTGGTAAAAATTAACCAGCTCGAAACCACAAACGAACAGATTAACTTTGAACTTGGGTTCAACAGCATTAAGCGCGGTGCTGCTGAAATCGTAAGCGGTAGCCCGTCATTCACAGAGGGTACATTCTCTAACGGAACATTTACCCCTGCTGCATAATGGACTTATCAGAAGCAAAGCTGCCCGAAACCGTAAAGGTGGACGGCAGCACATTTTACGTAAAAACATCGTTTAAGTTTTGGCTCAAGTTCTTAAAAAAACTTGATGATAAAAACGCGCCGCCCGCAGATTTTGACTTCATGTATAACGGGGCACGCCCTCGAAGTCGATTAAACGGAATTATGGCGCTTGTGCAATTCTGCAACCCGCCGCAGTTACTACCGCGCCCCGAAGTGTTCGGCAGCGGCAGCAGCGAAAAGGCGACCGACTACACCGTAGACGCTGACTACATCTACGCGGCGTTTATGGAGCTTTACGGCATTGACCTTATCGAAAGCGATATGCACTGGTACAAGTTTTTAGCGCTTTTTAAGGGCTTACACGGTACGAAACTTAACGAAATTATCGGCTATAGGCTTTACGAGAACACCAGCGGCAAGCGTGACGCTTATACGCGGCAAATGGAAAAACTGCGCAGAGCGTGGGAGCTTCCACAACCCGAGGACGAACACGACGAAGCGCTAGAAGCGTTTGAAGCACGCTTGAATAAATAGCACGCCCTGCACAATTGCGGGGCTTTTTTTATGGGAAAATGACTATATAGGTATGGCAAACGACGGCGAAATTAGATTTAATACCAAAGTTGACGAAAGCGGCCTTGATAAAGGCTTAAAGAGCGTCAAAGGCAAAGTAGACAATTTAGGCAAAGACACAAAGGGCTTGAACGCGCTTAAAACGGCGTTTAACGAAACGGGCGGAGCTGCTGCGGGCTTTACAAGCAAGCTGGGCGGCGTAGCGTCAAGCGGTGGCGTTGCTGCGGCTGCTATCACTGCGGCGGTAATGGCTGCAAAGAAATATATTGAAACACTCAAAGAAGCAAACGAAGCCTACAAGGTGCAGGAAAAGGCAGAAAAGGCACTTTCAAAGGCTGCGGAAAACAACCCGTATTTAAACGGCGAGGGCGTGGAGCGCCTTAAAGACTTTGCGGGCGAGATCCAAAAAGTAAGCAACTACGGCGACGAAGCAACAATCGACATTATGGCGCAGCTTGCGGCCACAGGCAGAAGCGAAGCTGAAATAATGAAAATTATGGCGGCAGCTGCGGACTATGCAGCCGCAAAACATATTGACCTTAAAACGGCAGCGGAAACATTAAACAGCACATACAGCGGCATGGCTGGAACTATGGGGCGACAGATTGCCGAAATTAAAGACCTTACCGACGAACAGCTCAAGAACGGCGACGCTATCGACCTTATAGCGAAGAAATACAAGGGCTTTGCAGCTGACGCGGTAGACAGCGGGACACAGGCAAAAAATGCTTTTGGCGACTTCATGGAATCAGTCGGCAAAATGGCAAACCCTATGTTTGAGGGCTTGAACCAGCGTGCAAAATCGTTTTGGGAATCCATGACCGAACAAATGAACAAGTTTAACGACGCGCTGGAAACTGCAAGCCGTAGATGGGGAATCGGCGGCATACACCGCGCCGTAAACGAGGGTGTAGACGTTATAAACTCAACCTACACAAACAGTAATACAGGCGAACAAAAACGCGGCGCTGACTTCCAAACTACAGAATATTTGAAATGGCTTAAAGAAGAATTAGAGTGGCGCGAAAAGCTCACAGCCGAGGAACAAGCCGCACTCTTTGAAATTAACCTCGAATTAAAGCAGCGTGAACGCTTAGCGAAGTACGAGCAGGAACAAGCAGCAGCAGAAGCCAAGAAAAACGAAGAAAACAAACGACAGGCAGAAGCCGAAAAGGCCGCGAACGACTACGCAGCCGCAAGCAATAAGGCGCTGCAAGAAAAATTAAAACTTCTTGAAGTTGAAGCAAAGGCAAAGGGCGAATCGGTAGACGTTCAAGACGTTTATAACGCTTATTTGCAGTCGTACGTTGACTTGCTCACAAAGACAAACGGCACAATACAAGAGGGCTACCCGATAGAAGTACGCCGCCGAAAAGAGCTTGAGGAAGCAAAAAAGGCGCTGGACGCTGCAAGGGATAGCGAAGAAAAGCTCGCAGCCGCAATGCAGGCAACACAGGCCGCCGTTGAAGCTATTAACAGCATTAAACGCGAAGTAACGCCAGCAGAACAAATGCAGGAACAAATAGACGCGCTGGAACAACTTAAACAGAAACTACGGGAAACCAGCGACGAAGAAATCGCAGCAGCACAAAAAGGCGAAGAAATACAGTACAGCAAGCAGGAACTTATAGAGGGCGTTACAGCCGCCGAGAAATCAATTATTGACGAAAAAATAAGGGTTGTATCGGAAAAAGAGCAAAGCTGGTGGGACAAGCACAAGGCAAAGCAGCAAGAAATACTCGAATTAAAACAAAAACTTGGCGAACAAGAGATTTTAAGCGAAGAAGAAAAATACAAGAAAATGCAGGAACTTGACGAAGCGTACAAGCAGAGTAAAGCGGCGCAGATTGCCGACCTTATGACGCAAGTATCAAGCTACACAAACCAAACGGTAGACATAATAAACAATGCTTCAAAGCTAATGCTTGAAACTTCCAAGAACAACGCAAAGGCAGAACAGGCAGCGCTTGAGGAAAAATATTTAAAGGGTGAAATCAGCGAAGAAGAATACCAAGAGAAAATAACCGAGAGCAAGAAGAAAGCTGCAAAGGAACAGTACAAAATACAAATGGTTCAATGGGCGGCTTCTATTCTGCAAGCTACTGCAAACATTGCGCAGGGTGTAACGCAGGCTATTGCGCAGGGTGGCGTTGCGGGGCTTATTACTGGCGGACTTGTAGCGGCTGCGGGTGCGGTTCAGATTGCAAGTATTATCGCGTCAAAGCCTACCCCGCCGAACTTTGCGGGCGGTGGATTTATCGGCGGCATGAACGGCGCGACAATGGGCAGCGACAACACCTATATACACGCACGTACTGGCGAAATGGTGGCTAACGCAGCGCAGCAGCGCAACTTGTGGGAAGCTATGAACGGCAACGGCGGCGGCAGTGGTACAAACATCGTTATAAATAACAGCGCTTCAAATATTGCAACCGCGCAGCCAAAAATTACACGTAATCAAATCGAAATAATGATTGACGCGCGGGTAAATGACAGCTTGAAAAATGGCCGTTATGACAAATCACTGACGCAGGCCGAAAGCGGCATGGGCGGCGACTATTACGGAATCTAGGGGGAATATATGGCGCAGAATTGGAGCACACACGTAAATACAGACTTCTACGGGCAGGACGGCGGCTACAAGGACAACACCGAAAAAGTGGAGTTTAAGAGCGGGCGCACCGTCAAATATTTGAAAAACTCGCACCCGAAAAAGACGCACGCCTTGAACCTGCGCTGCAAGGATAAAGGCACCGTAAAGGTGGACGGGAAAACCGAGTTTGAATGGCTTTTGTACTGGTACGAAAACACAGCCAAAAGCGGCACCGTTCCGATTTACTTAACGGACATTATAACGGGAAGCGGAACAAAGCAGTATCTTGTCACTATTGAGGGGTGGAGCGGCCAGCGCTTCAAAGAAGTAAACCTGCAACTTGAGGAAGTGTAAAACATGAATATTTTAAGAGCTTTAGCAGAGGGCGGCGGCTACAATCTGCCGTTTCTTTTGCACTTATACGACCCGACAGGAACAACGCATATTTACTTGATAAACGATAACGAGGACTACACCTACGACGGGCAAGAGTATTTATCAAGCAATTTTACATACAGCCCGAACCGCGACGGCGACACCAATTTAAGCATAGAGCTTGTGGAGCACGACGAAATTATAGACCTGCTCGAAAATAACTACTATTTCCACGTGGACGTTATAGGCATATTCAACGGCGAGGAAGTCGAAGAAATCGGGCAGTATATGCACAAATACGGCGAGGGAAGCTGGAGCGGTGAAAAGCTCGAAATCAAGCTGAATAAAGACGACCGCGGCGAAATGACTTTCCCAGCGCTTACGCTTAATAGTGACAATAACAGGGGCGGCAACTAATGAAATATGACGACCTTTTGAACATACCTTTTAAAAAGTTCGGACGCGACAAAAGCGGCTTTGACTGCTACGGCGTGGTTATGGAGTGCTGCAAGAGAGCGGGAACGCCCTTGCGGGACTTGTACGGCGATATAGTGGACTTGCCCGCCGACGGGGTAAATGACTATATAAGCGGGGGCTTGAATGTGCGAGAAATCCCCGCCCCGAAAGTGGGCGCTATCGTATATTCAATCTATCACGGCAACGTACACGTGGGCTACATCGTAGACCGCGGCATTGTTCTACACGCCACAATCGACAAAGGCGTGAAAATCTCACCGCTTGCGGCGTTGCGCCCTATTGCTTATTACGAGGTTATAAATGAAAGCGACCCTATACAAGACACTATCAAACAGACAAACACCGATTGAAGTAAAGGCAGGGCAGACAGTCGCCCGAGCTTTTCCCGAGTTAGATTTAGAAAACGCAATAATCGTAGTAAACGGACGCATAGAAAAGCCCGATTATGTTCTGCAGGAAACCGACAAAGTTATGATCCGTTTGACACCAAGCGGAACTACTGCGCTTATTGTTACTCTTGTCGTGGTTGCGGTTGTGGCCGTAGGCGCTGGCGTTGTCGGCGGTATTGCTGCATACAAGGCAAAGCAGGCAGCGGAAGAAGCAGAAAGAGAGCTGGAAAAAGTAAAGAAGCTCACCAATAAGCCCGAAGTGGATAACCGCCCGTTTTTGCGCGGGGCAAGTAATACAGACGCGCAGGGCAATTTATTGCCGTTCATGTGCGGCTATAACTTCTTTACACCGTACAAACTTTCAAGCCCGTTTTTTAAGCTCACAGGCACGGACGGCGTAGACGAATACACCTACACCGCCCTTGTATGCGGATTTAACAAGCAGATAATTAAAAAGGTTGCCATTGACGACGTAACAATAAAAACCTTTAACACATCAGCCCCGCAAGAGGGAGCCTATCCGCTCGACACTTCTATTTTTGCCGAAAACGGACAGCTTGAAATAGCGCAGGACGGCGGGCTTTTGGGCGTGCTTACAGAATTGAACTACAAGACCGTTTCAAACGCTTGTAACGACGAAATCCCAAAAGACACGCTCGTAGCTGAGGGTACAAAGAATTATTTAACCTATACGCTGGATAAATACGCAAAGGACGTAGACATAGCAATTACTTTCCCTTACGGCCTTTATGCTTATAACGACGATAACGACAAAATAAGCAATACCGTTACAATTACGCCGCAGTATTCACTTGACGGCGGCAATACTTGGGTAAACTTTACATTTAATAATAACGGCACACTGACAAACGTATTTTCCCGCAATGTTTCCGACAAGGAAATACGCTTTGTCGCACATAAAGGCTTTAGCTTGCAGGACTATGCAACACTTAAAAACAACGGACAAGAAGCTATTTTTATCAGAGTACGAAGCAATGGCGCAGCGCATGATACGAAAATACACAACGATTGTTATGTATTGTTTTATCAAAGTTTGTGTTTTGATCCGAACAAATCAAGCTCACCTGCGGGGCTTGTAAGCGACGGCGGCGCGGCTGGGCTTGTTTCCTGCTTGAATATAGAGGACAGAGAGCGGACGTTTTGTACAGTGCTTGCGCTGCGCTTGAAAGCGTCAAAAATTAACGAAGATAAACTCAAGAAAATAAACATTATCACAAACGGCGTGGCGCGTGTATGGGCTGGCGGTGCTTGGAGCGTGGGAAAAGTCGAAACAAGAAACCCTGCTGCGTGGGCGCTTGAAATCGAAACGAGCGACAGACACCCAGCAAGCCGTAGACTTGATAGCGAAATTGACCTCGAAAGTTTTGGCGACTGGTACGAACGTTGTGAAGAACTGGGCTACAAGTTCGACTATGCAGTAACACAGAACACCAAAAAAGACAATATTTTGCAATACATCGCCGAAGCGACAGGCGCTTGTATTTACTGGGACATTAACGGGCGGCGTGCGGTTGCGCTTGATAAGCCGCAGGAAAACGCGCTCGCAGTTTATAACCCACAGAATATTATTAGTATTCAGAATAAAAAAAGTTTTGGACGACGCACCGACGGCTTGAGAATTAAATATAATTCCAGCGATAACGACATTTTCCAAGAGCTTACATATCTTGTCATGCGCGAAGTGGACGGCAGACCGCTACCGCTTACAGACGACAGCATAATTAAAGACGTGACAATAACGGGCGTTACAACACGCAGCCACGTTGTAAAATACGCCCGCCGCCTTATGGCTATAGAAGCGCTGCGCCCGAAAACGACAATTATTGAAGTCGGAAACGAGGGCATTTTCTACACGCCTTATTCAAAAATATTGATACAGGACGACAGCCTTAAAATAGGACTTGGCAAAGGCTATATCGTGCAGGACGTGGAATATAGCGGCGGCTACCTCGATAAAATCTATATCGACGGCACGGTTACTTTTGAAGCTGGCAAAGAGTACGGAATTATTGTTAACTGCTTTGACGGCGGAATAGTGCCGCTTGCGCTTAAAGTAAGCGGAGAGGGAACAACCGACACGCTGAGCGTAAACACACTTGTAAGACAAAGCGCGGACGTAAAGCCCGAAGTAAATTGCATTTTCTCTTTTGGTGAGCTGGACGACGACGGCGAGTTTACAAAGGTTACAACAGAATATTTAATCAATCAGATCAGACGAAGCGACAAGGGTTTTAACTTGGAGCTTGTAAACTATAACGAAGCTATCTACGACACGGGCACAATTCCCGACTATCTGCCGAACATCACACAGAAGCAGACAAGCGCCCCTGCGCCTATTCCTGCGGACTACGTGACAAAACGCGAGCTTGACGAAGTTATCGACAATATGCAAAGCGGAAACATACCAGTAGGCAAACCCGACGTGCCGACTTTGGTTGTAGGTTCAGCTTTCCGCGACGGCATAAACTTGAGCTGCGTACACAATACAGACGGCCTGCGTAATGATTTACGCGCTATTGTATTCACTATCACAAAGGCAGACGGCACAACGGCCACTATAAGCGTAAGCGGACGCACTGCGACATATACCTTTGACAGAACGGTAGATTTATACCCCGAAAAAGCGGACTTGCAGCAATGGACAGTAAGCGCCCGCGCCGTAAACATCTACGGCAAGGAAAGCGTAGAAAGCGAAGCTCGCCCCGTTTCTACGGCTTTATATGGCACTTGGCAGCTTTCAGCGCCAGTTATCACAAAGCGCGAAAGTAACCGCGTTATTACTCTTTACTTTGAGCAGCCGACACGCTCGGACGGCTTGGAACGATACGGAAATATACAGCACCGCGTACAGATTAAGAGATTGACCGCGCCAGCTGACAGCGCATATTTTAAGCCAGCGACAGGGGCGAACCCATACGAAAACGAAGCGAACTACAAGGACGGTAGCGGCTTTGTAATTGCTGGCAGTAGCTACGCGCAGACCTTGCCACTTGCGGGGCAGGATTTAACCGACCCAGTGCCCGAAGATACAACCTACGGCTTTATGGTTGTAGCGTATAACGAAGCAAGCGAAAGCCCAGCGGCAGAAATTAACGCCGTTGCGCACGCTACCAGCATACGCGACATTGTAGAAAACGCTATCGGTAACGCTCAGATTAAGCAGGACGCAGTAACCGCAGATAAAATCTACGTGCGTATGCTTTCAGCAATACAAGAAAACCTCGGATATATTACGGGCGGAGTTTTTGAGGGAACCGAGAACAACCGCTGGGCGCTTTCCACAATTACGCTTGAGGACGGCAGCACACGCTACGAGGGCGCAATGCGTGTCGGCGGTGATGATGAATACTTTGAGGTAGAGCCTTACAACATCGTTAACGGAGTGCCGCAGAATTACCACGTAAAGTTTAAGGCTGGAAACTTTGAGATTGCGTCACAGATGAGCAGCATTAACGGCATTTTGTACATACAGGAAAATGACCGAGCGCTTGACCGTACAAAGATAAGCCCGAACGGTACATACTACCAGCACCGCGAAACCTTAAACAGCGAATGGCAGACTATTGCAAGCTCGAATGTAAACGGCGTTATGACAAAGCAGGTATTTTCAGACGATACCCTTTTCATAACAAATCAAGACATGGCCGAGCGACGCAAGCAGGGCTACGACATCGGAAACGCTTATTTGAGCAGCGCTTCTAAAGTGTATCATTTTGACACTGACATTTTCGACCAAAACGGCGTAAACGATTTAACGGTAGAGGACGCAGAAATCGACGGCGGCCACAACCTTGTCGGAAAAGACAACGAAAGCGACGATATAGACTTTACGCCCGCTATTCTTGCGATTGCGCCTTATGCAACGCTCGGCAAGTCACTTTATGGACGCTACGGCATTACTGCCGCCTATGGTTCTTGTGACAAGTTCACCGTTGACTTTTGGCTGCAATACATCTACGCAGAAAATCAGATCATATTTGACATCGGAAACGCTGGCGACAAAATCAAGCTGATTATTGCTGCGGGCGAGTGCTATTTTGAAAAAGGCGCGGACGACGAAAGCGGAATACCGTTTAACGCCGAAATCACACAAAGCCGACTTTATAACCTTTTGCCGTTGCGTGACGTGCTTTTTAATAAGGCAAGCGAAAACGAAATAGCATTTAATGCAGCAGCAAGCGGCGAGTGCCCTTTTGAATCTATCGCAGTAAAAGAGTTCAACGCAAACTATGTTTATTACGTGAAAACCACTACCGCAGGCGTTGAGGTTTGGAGCGTGGCAACAGTTACGGCGGCCACATATTACACACTGTTAGCGGCTGGACTTTACGAAAAAACACTGCCGTTCAACTCACCAGCTGCCGCACACAGCTATTTGCAGCATGACGGACAGACACAGAGCGAACAGCGCGAACTTTCCGACATCGGCGTATCGTTTACGCCTAATTCTTGGCTGCATATTGGAATTATTGCAAGCTCAAACAAAATCACGGTGGCGCTGAACGACCGCGCCGCAGAGTTTACCCGCTACGAAACAGCAGCAGCGGCTTTGTCGGTTGTGCTCAACAGCAGCCGCAATTCTTTTATGCTCGACGAGCTTTTAGTAGATATTACAGAAGCCGAAGCGGTAGACACGTTCTACGAGCACACAACAAACCGCGTGCCGTGGGCGAACCTTTCAAAGAGTAATGATTATTTCATTCTTACGGTTAAGGACTTGCAGAACTTCAAGACAAATATTTTTGATACGCAGCTGTTCAAGGATAAAGTCGCAGAAGTTATACAAGACTATATAAATAACAATATACAGGAGTAAAACACTATGGCTACATTAGACTTAACACTGGCAGCATTGCGACTTGCGGGGCTTACAAACTTTACGCCCGAGTTCGGCACAAAGGAAGCCGACGGCGTAAGCGTAAGCACTGAAAACGTATGTAAAGACATTATGCTGCCGTTTACATTCCAGCGCCCCGTACTCGTAAGCGAAACGAGCGACACTGGAAACATCGAAGCAACCCGCACCCTTGTTCTTACAAACAGCGGAATTGTTTTGACACTTGGCCGCGCAACTTTTGCAGGCTGTAAAATCACCGTGCAGACGGGGTTCTCAAGCGGCAGCGCACAGGTTCGCTACTTAACCGCCGCCAACACTTACGAAACCGTTACGCTTGCAGCTGGCAACAGCGTTGAGATTGTAAGCAACAGCGACCTTTATTTTTACAAGCGGCTGCGTATCAATAATTCAATCATCATCAACACAAACGAAAACTTGATACTTAACCGCCGTTATCTTTACCCGTCGGTTTTCCCAGTGGCAAACAGAAACAAAGATACCGACTTTGTGGTACAGAATAACCAGCTTTACAGCAAGAACAGCGTATTTATTAGAGCGGGTGCAACCTTGCCGCCGTTCTACGTTGAAAACGTGGGGCTTTTGCAGTTCCACACAGAAAGCGACATAGAGCTTGACGTAGACGACTGCGACGACACTTGCACAGGGCTTGAAGCAGGAAAAGACTATTTTATTTATTTGATTTACAGCCCGACTTTGTTCCCGAACGCAAAAGACAACCTCGGCTTTAAAATCAGTTTGAACGATCCCGACGGAATCAGCTTGTACGGTAATTCAGATATTGCAGGCAGCGGCGCAAAACCGATTAAGGCGTACGCAGAAGTTGACGGCGCTGTTTTGAATGAACAGAACTGTATGTGTATAGGTGGCTTCCATACCGTGCTTGTAGACTGTACAGCCCTTGCAGCTGGCGCACAGGTTCACCCGCTCACAGATTATACAGCGGGAGCCGTTCACCCGTTCACCGTTTGGGACTTGTACCACCGCCCCGAGGGTTCAAGCGTCGGTATGCTTTACAACCCTTGTATTAACAAGTGGGGTTCTTTGTATCTGCTTTCAGAGCGTGCTTTTGACAAGACGGGCACAGCTGCAAGCTACGGCGGCACATACCCGAAAAACAATATAATTCTTATTTCAGCAGCAAACAAAGAGTTTGTAACTGGAACAACTACAGGCCGCGTTTTCCATTGTTTACGCGGCGAGCAGATATTGAGCTTTCAAAAACAGCGCTTTCCGACTTTGCAGGAGTTCACAGCGTTTACACTTGGAAGCCCGCAGGGGTTAGCAATCAAAGGAGCTGCAAACCCCGTTACTACAGGCGGACACCTTGCAAGCGACAATACGCAGATTATTTCATACTGCGGTATGTTCGACGGCGTGGGCGTTCTTTGGCAGTGGGGACAGGAAAACGGCTATACCGTATCTAGCGACTGGCAGACTAACTACAACACAACGCACGACAAAGACGTTAAAGGCGACGCTTACAACCCGCAAACACGCGTCATTCTTGGCGGCGACTGGAGCAGTAGGTCGCGCTGCGGTTCGCGGGCGTGCAATTGGAACAATGGGGCATTGGAACTGAATGACGATATCGGTTGTCGGGCGGTTGCCGAGCCACGCCATATTAAGGGGTAAGCACAACCAAGCGGACACCCTACTACGGGAAAAGGGGACAAAGGGAAACAGCCCTACAACCCTACAGCGGATAGGCACTTTTAGCCTATCCGCATAAATGACTATATAAGTATAAGCGGCAATCTTGGGTAGCGTGTGACAAAGAACAACCACGACCCGAAAAACGCCCGCCGAGATATTCACATCAAAGCGGGCGCGTCATTCTTGGCGGCAACTGGAGCAATAGTTCGCACTGCGGTTCGCGGGCGTACAATTGGAACAATGGGGCATTGGAACTGAATGACAATATCGGTTTTCGGGCGGTTGCCGATACTGAAATAGATTGTAAGAACCCACTTACGCAATATCTTTTTAGGCTGGCGCGTTATCCAGTGAGGGGAAACCCTGCAAAATTACTGAATGGGAAGCAATACTCGACTAGTAGGAAATCCGAACGCCGTTTATTGATATACTGGCAGATTGCCGCTATTTTTGGAGTACAACAAAGTGAAGCGATACGGTAACTTGTGGCAGCAGGTTTGTTCATACGAAAACATAGACAAAGCTATACGGCTGACTTTCAGAGGAAAGCGCCGCTATAATGAGTTTAAGGAAATCGAAGAGAACTTGCCGTATTATCGCGAACAGCTGCACGAAATGCTTATAAACGAAAGCTACACCTACGGCGAATATACAATAAAGCACATCTACGAGCCAAAGCCAAGAACGGCACTTGTAGCGCGGACTTTTCCCGACAGATTTATACACCACGCAATAGTAAACGTCGGCGAGCCGATATGGAGCAGCCGCACGTATTACCACAGTTACGCTTGTATTAAGGGTAAGGGCACACACGCAGCACACAGACAGATTGCAAAACTTGTAGCGGGTTATAATTATATTTGCCACTTGGATATACACAGCTTTTATGCAAGCATAGATCATAATGTATTAAAACAGGCATTACGCAGGAAAATTAAAGACGTAAAGTTTTTACGGTATTGCGACGGCCTTATAGACAATTACCCTACGCCCTGCGGTATTCCTATCGGGAACGCTACAAGCCCGTGGTTTGGAAATGTTGCACTTTGGGGCGTTGACGACTTCATAAAACACGAATTAAAGCTGCCATACGTTCGCTATAACGACGATATGGTAATAGCCAGCAACAACAAAAGCGAACTGGTAAAAGCCCGCGAGCGTGTGCGGCGCTATTTGTGGGAAACAATGGGGCTTACGTTTTCAAAGTCATATATCAAGAACACGCGGCAAGGTATAAACGCCGTCGGTTATCATTCATATAAAAACAGAAAAAGCGATACAGTAACGATTTTGAAACGCAAAACAGCGCGTAAAATCCGTTTATTTGTCGCTGAAAAAGCAACTACAGAAGCACTCAAAAGCGTTAAGAGCGCAAACAAGGTGCTGCGGGTGCTTACCAGTTACAACGGCATTTTGAAAAATTGCAGCTGTAATCGGTTCATAGAAAAAATAGATTTTAATAACAAGCTGGAACTTTTCAAAATCAAGGGGCACGAAATGATTAAACAAATCACAGAATATTATAACAACGGAATACTGGCGGGCGAAACGCTGACAATAGAAACAGTCGCAGGGCTGCATATTTACATAAGCGGAATACAGCAGACGAAAAACAAATACTACCACGAATATATTTGCGAGGAAAACGGAGAAAAGCTCAAGCAGACAAACGGCAAGAATCCGACGTTATCAGTAATTCAATTTTATATAGCGGCCAAAGAACACGGCAAAGAAGAAAAAGAGATCCGAGAAAGTGGGAAACTATACAAAGTTTTCAGCTCGGCTTATTCCATTACGAACGCAGCCGAAGCTATGAAAGATATTGATTTTAAAAATAACCTTGTTTCTGCAATGTTTACCAAAAGCGGCAAACACCCCGAGCTTGTGCCATACGAAAGCGACTACGCGCAGAAAAAAGGCATAGACACTGCGGGCGTATTGCAGAAGCTCGAAACAATCGCAGCCGCTAGTTAATAATCAAGTTCCATAAAACGCACGTCGCGCACGCGCCCCGTAATAATATTGTCGTTGATATAGTCGCGTATTTCAGCTTGCAGCGCAGCTTCATTTTTTGGCGAAAAGTCGGCGGTTGTTTTCTGCGCTATAAGGTTTTTAAGATAAACAGCTATTATGTCATTTTGCGCCGTTATTTCCGTAGCTGTTTGTTTATCATCAAGTTTGAAACCCAGCACAACGGAAAGCGAAACCTTGCCGCCGTCGCTTGCTTTGTTTTCGGCTGCTATTTCCTTAGACCATGATAAAACATCACGATTTTGTGAATAATCACTGCTCGGAATTACTGCAAGGTTCAGCGGTATATCGTCAATGTTTACGGAATACGCCGCACCGTTTGCTTTTGCTACCAGCTTCAACGGCTTTACTTTGTATATATTGAACCGCTCGCCGTTCTTTTTTGCAAAATCCGTAAAATCAATAGAATTGCCGCCCGCTGGTAAATCGTCGGTGTAAAAATACTCACCGTTCAGCGTGTATGTGATTGCGGGAATATCTGCGCCCGTGCCATTGTTTACCCAGTACAGCACAGGCGCGGCTTTTGGATCGCGTGAGTTATACTCAAGCGAAATATTAAGCTGCTTGGAACATGAGCAAAGCAGAGCCGCCAAAATCAGAGAAACAAAAATAGATTTTACTTTCATGTTTACACCTCGCAAAAGATTATAACACGACTTTTCAAAAAGTGTGTAAAAATTTAACCTGCGCGGACAGTCGCCCGCCCGCTATGTTTATCAGCGTAAAAATATCTGTAAATTAAATCTTTTTCAACTGCGGGCATAGAATCGCCCACAATATCGCAAAGCGGTTCCGCAAGCTCGACGGGGTAATACTTGCCGCCGATATAAGCCCGCAGCCCGTAACGCTCGGACAAGCACAGGGTAAACGAAACGCAAGCGGCGCGAGCTGCAAGCAGATTAAACTTGTAGCCGTGATAAATAAAGCTGCCATTTGCGCGGGTTTTCTTTTCGCAGCGAACAGAAAAAAGAAAGTCAAAATCTTTTACGGCTGGCGGGTTTTGCCAGTGTAGCTCGGAATCCTGCGCAGAAACGGAAAAACGGGCGTTAAATCCCTCGACGAAATCAGCAAGAAAAGCGTTTGCTTTTTCGATAGTGTCGATTTTTAAGAAGCGGAAAATATAAGGCAAGCGGCCTTGCAGGGTTTGCCATAGTCGCTCGATACGGCCTTTTGCCTGCGGGCTGTATGCTGCAATCAGTTCTATGTTTAATTCTTGGCAGGTTTTCTGCCATTGTGTTTGTGCCTTTTCCGCGCCTGCTAATTGTTCCTCAAGAGTTGCGCCGCGGTTCACAAAAAAGCAGCTGGATCTATCCGAGTAAATCGCCCGCGGCAGCTTTCCGCCCGTCCGCTCGAACACTTGGTAAAGTAATTGATAGTAGCCGAGTAAACATTCATTTTCACAGAAATACAAAGCTACTACTTTGTGCGTAGCGTCGTCGATTGCACCATGTAAACAAACTTTATGGCCGTTCATAAACCAGTCATGGCTTGAGCCGTCAATCTGTATTAAGTCGCCCTCGTTTGGCCGTTCAGAGCGCGGCAGGTGCAGTTTTTTTTCGCGTACAGGAATACGGGCGCGGGGCGAAACAATACCAGCACCCGAAAGCGCATTGTAAACCGTGGCGTAAGAGGGCACTTTTTTATAGTGCAGATAGTCGGCGCAATCATCGCGGAACGACGCAAACGGGGTGCCGTTGAACCGTTCATAATCAGCAACAATCTTTGCAGAATCGTATTGCTTGTTCTTTGGCGTGCGGCCAGTGTTGCCATGAATAAAGATTGAATCGCCGTATTTTCTGTAACGGTTTTTTAATCGCGTGACAGAATACGGCGCAATCCCTATCGCTTTTGCGCACTTACGGACTGAGATTTTACCAGCGCAGCACATCGGTATATACTGCATTTTCTTTGTGTGTAACTCGTAATTCACGCGGATATGTTCGGAACACAACGAAACAAACTTTAATACTTTGGTACAAAATGGAACATTTGGAACACTTGTTCCATTTGTTCCATGTGTTCCATTAAGAAAAACAGCGTATTTTTAACGCATTTTTGCACGCGCGTTAAACGCTGCGCCCCGTAAAAAACGCCCCTTGTAAATCCTTATAATATATAGACTTTGGAACACTTGTCCCATTTGTTCCATTTTGTCACTATGTATATGTATTTGTATATGTATATGTATTTGTATATATATAATATATAGGCGCATTACTGCGCCCGCCCTGCGTTGAGAAAATGCAGCCCAGCTTCTTTTTTTCGGGGCGGTATTATCGGCAGGGAAATAAAAAATATTTATATTTAGCGCTTGACAGTTTTTAAAAAACGGCGCTATAATAAAAACATCAGCGGACATCGCCGCTGCATATCTTGGGTGTACACCTTTTCAAATCAATGTTGACAATATCAACATTAAGCAAAAAAGTGCACACCAAGCAAACGAGCTGCTATATCTTGGTGTGTTGTATAGCCGCTTGTTCGGTACGAGTGGCTTTACGGTAACTCGTAAAAA